CTGTTACATCAAAACGATAACCAAGACCAACTACGTTTTCTACTTTAGCATCAATTGCAGCATGGTTGGCAAAAGATGTGTCATAGAAGTTTGCTAATTCATACATATTGTATGGTGGTGTAATTACATCAAAAAGACCATACCCGTTACGATATACAGTACCAGGATTAATTTGTTTTGATCCAGAGTCAACTCCAGACGGTGTTACATTTGCTGCATCTAGATATGCTTGATTGTTTTCTGGATTAACATATTTTGCCATATTACGAGTTGTTCTACGGCGAAAGTTTTGATCAAGTCCTGCATAGTCCTTTAGTAGATCCCAGGACTTGTTAAATGGATCTTGTGATTTAAATATATTTTCATCACGCTCTTGCGTATTTAATCCTGCACGGACGTATTCTTGATCAGCCATTTTCGTATGCATCTCTTCCATGTTTGTCTAATGTTTGTTGTGCTGCATGCCAAGCACCAAGGTCATTCATTGAAGGAATCAATCCAGCCTTAAGTCTTTCCTTTTGCTCTGAGTATTCTTCTTCACTAATTCTGTGTAGACCTGGAACAAATATTGCTTTACCCTCGCCATCATCCCCATGATGCATTGCTGCTTTCCTTAGTTCAGATATCTTTGAAAGATCTCCACGTTCAGCAGGTATGTTTAAAATTGAGCCTTCGTCATCAGTAAACCACTTGCCATTTGATTTTTTATAAACATAAAGACCCCAGTCATAGTGCTTTTCAATGACCTTACGACGAACATTTTTAACATATGGCTTACCAGTTTTTGGGTTTATTAGTGATTCCATAACCATAAGTATAGCAGATTATACTGGTGTAGAGACAGTAGTTGACCACTCTACCTCTGTATATACCTTTATTTTTTCAGGTTGGTACATTAAACCTTCTCCATCATCAACAATTATTTTATTTGTCCCTATGTATGTCTTATAAATGTCTGTTGGATTAATTCCATAGAATTGAGATGATCCAACAATAAGCATTCCGTCCCATGTAAAGTTATTAAACCAGAACTGCCAGTCAAAAACTGTAACTCCGTCGGTCAAAACCTTGAACCATGGTCTGATTGTTCTGCTTTCAACTTCTTGTAAACTACTTGCCTGATAGTAAGCAATATTGTTAAAAATTGCTGGACCCGTTATATTAATACTGCCAAGGTAAGAGTCAAAAATTAGTGGGGTCAAGAAAGAAATACCAATAGTTGACCACTCTTTTATAGATAAAACTGGCTCTCTTACTAGATTTCCATTTAAATAAAATGAAAGGCCATTATATTCAATACCGTTTTGGTTTAATGCAAAAATCTTTCCTCTATCGCCTATAGAACTGTTTGCTTGTATATAAAATTTAATTGATCCGTTTTTATGATTAATTTCAAACAATTCTGTAGGTGCTGACGGAAAAGTATTTTGATCATACTTAGTCCACAGTTGCATAGCACTTACCCTATATGATGCTGCTAACTCTTTATTTATTGGTAATGATAGTCCACGATTCTCTAATATGTTTAATTCTCCACGAACTTCTATTCCAGAGTTTTTAGTTAAATATAGATAAGGCGTACTTTCTTTATAAATACTAAATGGATTTTTAGACTTATAACTATAGTATATTCCATTCTTTTTATATGGAACTAAATCTATACCAAATCTTGTTCCAATAGGATTTGAAGAATTGTCGTTTAATGCCTGAGATGCTAACTGGAGCCTATTTAAAAGAATTGGTTTTGTTAAAATTCCACGACTATTAAACTCAAGACTATAGACTATGGCAAGTTGATTAAAGTCTATAGTTTTAACTGGATAGATCAAACTATTATTTAACACTTCAAACCTTGTTGTTTCCCAATTTTCATACTCAGATAGGTCAACAATTTTATGCTGGTTTGGTGTTTCTTGATTAATAAAGTTATTTGGAACATTTGCTCCATCAACAAGATATTGAAACGTAACATAACTTTTTATTTGTGCCCCAGTTGTATCATAATACATTTGCATAGAACTAGAATCTTCTATTAATTCTGATGTAGTTGGATATCCTATATTAAATTGTAAAAAATCTAAGTCATAAAACTTTTCACCCTGGGCATTTTCTACAAATTGTCCAAAATATGAAAGTGGTAAATAGTCTTGCCAATATCCAGATACTCCAATATCAAGAAAATATTTTTGATATGCTTCTGACGGAAGAAGTGTATAACTTGCAGTATGATCAATTAACTCTTGACCTTTATTAATTAATACTATTCCATCTGAATTAAAATTATTTATAATTTTAGAAGAATTTAGTGCTGTTGATAAACCAAAAGAGTATATTCTTCCTGTAAAACTATAATTTCCAGATTCGTCTCCAGCAACATACATCTTTAATGTATTTTGATTTCCAAAAAATGCAGGAACATTATTTCCAAAATTATCAATTAATGTTCTTATATTAAAACCTACAGAAAAAAGAGTATTGGCTGAAATTGGATCTGAAGTAAATAGTAATTCAGAAGATCCATTATATGTAAGAGAATACTTGATTTCATCATTATCTTTAATTATTGTAAAATAGTCATTATTTAATGGATTATATATTTTTACTAAAATTTCTTCTGATGATAGGTTATGCGAACTAAATACACCATAAAAACTTTCAACCTGACTAGAAAGCAAATTTAGTCTTGGAAAGTTAATATATGAATCTATTATATTCCATGTATTGTTTGGCCTAAATGATAAAAATTTATTATCTATAATTGGTCCAGACTCGTTATCCTGTATCAACTGATTGTCGTCATACAGTTCCTGTAGTGTTTTTGTACCAATAAAAATTTCTGGCAATGAGTATTCTGGAGTTCTTAAACTTGTTTGTGTAGTTGATAAATTATCAAAACTTCCCTGATCCCATTTTGCAAAATCTGGATAATTATAGTTTGCAGTATAGTTAGCAAAAGGATAGTCTATGAATGCTGTTGTTCCTCCATATGCTGAATTAATTCCTTCTGGAGAAATAACTCCCTGTCCATATACCCATCTACGTTTTGCTACAGTTACTGGAACCTGATATGAATAAATTGCTATGCAGTCAAGTTCAAATGGATATATATTTGTATAAGCATAAAATCCAAGCCAATCCTGACTATCTCCAAATTCGTCAAGTTCGTTTGGTAAATTTAAATTAGAAGTATTTATTGACAAAGAAAGAACTTCTTCACCATTTATTAATAGTGATGCTGAATTTCTAGTTAAACGAATATGAATAAGCATTGGTCTAAACCATTCACCAACAAAGTGAGAAGCAAATTGATCTCCAATAACTAATGTTAAAAATCCAGATTCAACATATAATCCATCATCTGAAGATATTGGACCAAAAATCTTTAATGGAATTGATGTATTTGCATTAATCCTTGCCCAAAACTCTATTGTATAGTCGTTGTACTGTCCCTTTTTATTTAAAAATCCTTTACCTGGAATTATTAAAGATGGTCCTTCATATGGCTCTAACTTAGTTACACCGCTAGCACCATAAACTAATGGAATACCAGAATTTTTACACTTAAGTCCACCCTCAGAAATATAGTATGCACTATCTTCTGCTATACCATATGCCTGTGCTTCTACTGCATCTATTCCACCATATAAACTTACTGATGATGGTACTGAAGTTTGTGTTACTCCAAGTGAAAATGTATTAAATTCTTCATTCCACTGACCAAGAGTTATTCCATTGAAATAAAACTGATTATCTATTGGATCTGCAGATCCTTCAAAAATTTTAATTTTTATTACTATTCTTAATTGTGCATTAACATTTGGAATTTCAAAAGTTTCAGAAATAAATCCCCATTTTTGATACAAGGAACTAGTAAAAGTTTTTAGATTTTGAATAATTTGAGATGTATCTGGGTCAGTATATTCATAACCTATTGAAACTGTTTGTAAAAACACACTATTAGAATAAAAATATGATCCAACAGTAAATGTTCCAATGTTTGATAAATCTGCAAAATTAATAACGTTTGGACTAACAAAAGATGCCTCTAGTGTTTCTAGTGTTGGAACATCAAGTTCAACAAGATTTAAAACACTATTTGAAAATGGTTCTTCTAGGTAAGATGACTCAATGCTTGCAGTTGCATCTGATACAGTCCAAGCGTCTGAAATATCACGTTGTGCTTCTGATATTAAACCAATATAGTCAACTTGGTCGTCTAATGCCCATAGAACAACTGGGTGTTCTGAGTATATTTTTTCTGCGTATAAATTTGATGGATTAGACATTTTTCTCCTATTCCCCTATTATAGCAGGGTAAACATTAATTTCTAGGAATCCATAACTTTTCATTGCCCTTGTTATGATACCTTGCCATAACAAATAAAAGATCCGATAGCC